GTTTCCCAGTCACGATCGAGGGCGGAGACTCAAAAGCGTATGCCTGTAGGAAAGGTGTGCTGGTAAAAGATGCTGACGAGATTATTGCTCAGGATGGTAACGAGGCGTGCGACATAGCAATAGAGAGAGCCATCCGAGACGGTGCAGATTTGTTCGTATGGGATGGTGATGGGATGGGAGCCCTGTTAAGAAGACAGATAGGAGATTCGTTTAAAGGTATCAAGTGCGACCTTAGGATGTATAAGGGCTCGAACGAAGTTGAAGATAAGAAGGCGGTGTATGACGGACTAGAATCTCTTGGAAGCAGAGATAAGCCTAAAACCAATGCTGATACGTTCTTTAATAAGCGTGCCCAATACTATATGAAGCTCGCACAACGCTTCTATAACACCTATTTATGGGTGGTCAAAGGTAAGTATCAAAATCCCGACAGTATCATTTCCATCTCAAGTGAGATAAAATTACTTGACAAGCTGCGCTCTGAGGTGTGCAGGATACCAAGAAAACCTAATGGTGCTGGCAAAATCCAACTCATGAGCAAGCAGGAAATGAAAAAGAAGCACGGTATAGAGTCCCCAGGCATGGCCGATTGTTTGGCAATGTGTGAGGAGCTACCGTCTATTTCTAAAAAGAAAGTAACACTGAACTTTGAGGGATGGTAATGGCTACCGACTTTACAGATTTAAAAGATGTTCTCAAGCAATTAGGTGAAGCCCAAGAGGCTGACCAAGACATAAGGGATGCGGTTAGAGAGGCTCATCACTTCATCGATAAGCGCGACGGACAATGGGAACCTGAGATTATCCAGAAGTTCAAAGCCAAGCCTAGATACACATTTGACAAGTGTGGCCCTATTGTGGACCAGTTGGCTGGCGAAATAAGCAATTCAGATTTAACCCTTCGAGTAAGGCCGTCAGGCGGCGAATCCACAAAGGATAACGCTCAAGTTTATGATGGACTAATTAGAAACATACGAAACATATCAAACGCTGAGAATGTGTTCAATAACGCAGCTCGCTCCATGATAACTGGCGGCATGGATGGATGGGAAGTTGTTCAGGATTGGGTAGATGCAGACGCATTTGAGCAAGATTTATTCATTCGGAAGATTCATAACTGGGTGGACAGAGTATGGTTTCTTGGGGACGTGCAAGAACAAGATAACTCAGATGCCAGTGCGGTTATTGTGTTAAGTACGATTTCAATTGAAGAGTATAAGGATCAATTTCCAGATGCAAAGTCTAGTGCCTCTATAGGGGATGGAAGAAATGTGGAGGTTTATACCGATAAGCCTAGCGACACTATTACTATAGGTAGAATCCAATACAAGAAGGAAATTAAAATAGAGATTGTTAGGATGAGCAATGGTAAGGTTTACCGTGTGGATGATGATTTTGAAAAGATTGCAGATGAGTTAGCCGATGCTGGAATAACAGAAGAGGCTCGCAGAACCAGAAAAAGCTGGCGTGTGCATTCTAGAGTTTTCAACAATAACGAATGGCTAACCGAGGAAGAGAAAACAGTTTTTGACATACTTCCTGTTTGTGCAACTTATGGGAACTATAAGATTTCAGAAAACAAACGAATTGTCAGAGGTGTGGTTGAAAAGTTAATAGATCCCCAAAGGGTTCTAAATTACGCGCTATCAAGAGATATCGAAGAAGGAGCTCTTAAGCCTAGAGATAAGATTATGATGACTCTCGAACAAATGGAAGGACATCAAGATACATTGCAAACCTTAAATATCAACACCGACCCAGTTCAGCCATATAATCACGTTGACGGACAGCCAGCGCCATTCTTTACGCAAACCTCACAAGTTAACCAGGGCCTCCAGGCAACAGCAGCAAACATGAGTGAGTCTATTAATGCTAGCGCAGGATTGTTCTCAGCTAATATGGGGGATAATCCTGGTTTGCAATCTGGAGTGGCTATTGATAGGCAGATATCAAAAGGTGATAACGGCTCTGTTAAATGGCTAGAGTCCCTTGAGATTGCAGTGTGCTACACAGGCAAGGTTTTGTTAGGGTCTATCCCAAGAGTGTACGACTCCACCAGGCAAGTCAGGATATTAGCAGAGGATGGTGAGGCGGATATGGTTACACTCAATCAAAGAGTGTTCGACGAGGAAACCCAATCAATTGTTGAATTAAACAATCTTGCTGCGGGACAGTACGATGTGGTCTGCGAAGTAGGGCCGGCTTTTAAATCCCAACAAAGAGAGGCGGTAGCTGCATTCGCCGAAATGGCAGCAATAGACCCAACCATCATAGAATTAGCTCGAGATAAATGGTTAAGTCAGACTGGACTGCCCAGCATGGACATTATTGCCAAGCGTTCTAGAGCCCTTCAAATGCAACAAGGTGTAGTCCTTAGAGAGGAGTTTACTGAGGAAGAGGAAGCAATGGCCCAGCAGGCGGAGCAACAAGCTGCACAGCAACAGCCTCAAGAGGACCCCAATGCATTGCTAGCCCAAGCTGAAATACTTAAAGGTCAGGCGGAGCAACAACAGGCGGCTAACAAACAAGCTGAGATTCAAGGCGCTCAACAACTAAAGGCTCAGGAATTACAGCTTAAACAGCAAGAAATACAGCTCGAGATGTTGAAATTTGAGCGAGCAAACGATGACAAATTCAATGTTGACGCTGCCAAGATTAATCAAGGCCAGCAGAAGCTAGATCAAGAACAACAGAAGATAGCTCTATCTCAACAGAAGACATCAATAGATGCTCAGCAAAACCAAGAGAAGATTGACCTACAGTCAAACGACCAGAGATTCAATCAGGTAATGCAAACCCAGGCTGCAATTGTGGAAACACTAGGTAGGCAGGCTGAAACGCTAGAGACACTAAGAAACGCTATGGGTGTAGATGCGATTGTTGGGCCCGGGAACACCAAAGCGTACATTCAGCAGGCTAGACTTGTAACTGGGGCTCAGGAAGGGCAACCACAAACACAGCCAGAAGACGTGGACATTCCAGGACTAGATGTTGATAGAGGTGACGAGGAGCTTTAATCGCTCCTTACGGTTTCGATAGATTCTATTGTAGACAAAGGAACCCTCTTATACTCCTCAAATTCTAATAAAAATTTATCTTTCTTTTTGATAAGAAAAAAAATAACCCACGGTCCGCTTGTATCAGGCATATTTTTTATGCTTTCTGTTATTCCGCTCGTATAGGTTACTATATATCTATGTGGCATTTCTATCCTCCAGGCCCCTAATCATACAGATTAACTTGTTTCTCTGTTTTTCATTCTTACGCATTCTCAACCAGGTTTGATTTGCTATACCCCAGTGCTCTATGGCTTCGCAAACCTTCCAACCTCGATTGTGTATCATCAAAGTAAACTCGTTCATATCTATCCTCGCAGCATGTTAGTAATTAAACTATCACAAAATAGTATCAATATACAACAAAATGGGATGTGTCATTATGGTATATAGTCTGAGACTATGCAAAGTAATATAATATAGTTCTACGCTTACGATAAGCGTTTAATTATCGGCACATTACCTATTAGAGGGCACACCATGAGTGAAGAGCTACAAAACGATAGCGCTATTGAGTTTGATGAAACAGAAGTAACTCAAGAAGCTGTCGAAAACCCAGAAACGGGATCGGAATTAGCCACCGAGGCAGCGGAGACAACCGCAAGCGAAAGCGAACAAACGAATGATGGCGAAGTTAATCAAGATGCCATTAACAGGGCGATTAACAGAAAGCACTTTGAGAAGATGGAAGAAAAGCGGAGAGCCGATGCGCTTGAAGCTGAGCTAGCAGAATTCAAACGTAAAGAGCAAGAGTCTTTACAACAGTCTGTTAACAACACTCCTGAAATGCCAGATCCGTATGATGCGGATTTTGAGGTGAAACTCAGAGAGCGAGACCAAGCTATCAGAAACGCTGAGCGATTTGCATATCAGCAGCAACTACAGCAGCAAGAGCAAGCAGCACGGCAACAACAGGCGCAACAGGAGCAGTTGAAGGATGTACAAGATGCACTAAAGACCTACGACAAAAGGGCTTTAGAGGCAGGTATGACAACTGAGGAGCTACAACAGGCGGGCAACCTAGTAGGTTCTTACGGCGTACCTGATAGTTTGCAGTTAGCGATAGTAAAAGACCCAGATGGTCCATTGATTACTAAATACCTAGCGGCAAACCCATCTGAAATAGAGTCTATTAAAAACCTAGACCCTTATTCAGCGGCCATGCATATTGAAAGAAACCTTAGAGCTAAAGCTGTTGCATTAAAACCAAAAGCTAGTAGCACGCCAGCACCAGCAACCGATATTAGAGGTTCGGGAGCTGACCCAGATGCAGGGAAATTCAAACTGTCGGCTGGGGCTACATTTGAATAGGAGAAGCCACTCATGGCAACCTCAAGCAATAATTTAGCAAGTAACTTTTCGCGCCCGCTGGCACGAGTATTCCTTGAAGGAATGGAAGCCTCGCGGGTTATCACTAAAACTGTCGACACTCAGCTATTGAATGGTCGATTTAATCCAGCATCAGGCACACAGGTTGACTTTAAACGTCCACACGATTACAAGTCAGACCGTACAGCAGGCGGCGATATTTCCGCAGTAGATAAGTCTGATATCATCTCAGGTAAGGCAACAGGTACAGTTCAGAACTATTTTACCGTCCATATGGATTGGGATGAAGTAGATGAAGCCTTAAAGCTTGACCAATTAAAGGACATACTTGACCCGGCATTCGATCGTGACTGGGAAAC